CTAGGTATTTTTCAACAGATGATAAATTCCATCTTCTCTTAGATAGTCAAGAACATCATAAAAGGATACAAATATTTGCCATGGACCAAGTGCATAACAATGGATTTCATAAGGTGCAAAATGAAATGTCATTCCCTCTGGTGTCAATGTGTAATTCGATAGTGGGCTGTCATCAATTCCTTTAGTGAAAGTCTCAATATCTTGTGTGTCGGGCTTTTCTCCTGTTTTTTCCCAATATTCTCTAAAAGACTCTGAAAGGATTTTGTTTTTTATTTTCTGAATTGCTTCTCTATATTTGTTATCTTGGAAAATATCAGAAAGAGAAGACTTATAGGCGTAATCTTCATCTGTAATAACGAAGTTGGTAGTGTTGAAATGCATATTTGGATGTGCCGCTCCAGCACCATACCAATTGATAACATGCAGGATGCTTATAATGTTTTTATTACAAAATGCAATATTAAAACCTTCGTTATAGCTACTCATGTATGAGCTTCTATATTGTTTATCCCACGGGATGTCGAATGGCCATGGAGATGTTCTTTGACTCAATAAGTTGTGATTTGATAAACCATGAAGATAACTTGAAATGACTTTTGATGAGTTAGGGAAAATGGTGCTCGTCAATTTAGGAAAGAATATTTCAATCTCATGGCCGGGTATTTTTTCATAAACCTCGTTAATTTTTTCTGTGGTTATTGTAAAAGGACCAAAGCTTACACCTTCAGAAATTTCCATGTTTTGCTGATTAGCAGCTAATTTTAGTGATTTATCTAAGATATCCCAGCAATCACTTCTTTTGAAATCAATAAATTGAATCTTACTTGAAATATAAGACGGGACTTGTGCATCATCTATTAGAAGAGGTATTACGAAAACATCGTCAGGTTTGTAGTATTTTAACTTATCAATTGCATCATTAATCTCTCTTCTAATGTAGCCGTTTTTTTGAGTGCTTACTTTACTGAGAATTATTATTATTAGGTTCGAGTTGCTAAAGTTCTTTTGTATTTCAAAATCCCAGTTAACACCAGCAGGAATATCCTTTATGTCCATCCACGGACTATAACCTTTGTCTGCCAATGAATTGTAAATATCTTCGGTAACCTTTTCATCTTCCTTGGCATGCGCAAGAAATATCTTCATAATAACTCCTTCTAGAATGATTAAATTATTATTGCTAACAAATCGGTGTGTTTATTAGGGGTTAATGATATGGGCTCATTTAATATCCTAATTAACAGCTATATCTATACAATTTTCGGAAAAAACTACTCTAAATTTTTCAATGGATTTAACAACATCGCTTCTGATAAATGGTCTGGCGCAAAGTGTGCATATCGCATTGTAACCTTAATATCGGTATGCCCCAGTATCCGCTGAAGTACGAGAATATTGCCGCCGTTCATCATGAAGTGAGACGCGAAGGTATGTCGCAAGACGTGCGTAAGCTGCCCGGCAGGTGTCTCGATACCGGCGCGCTGCACCGCCTTTCTAAAAGCTGAGTAACAAGGTTTAAAGAGCACCTGCGCTTTCCTGCTAGATGGCAGATCGGCCTGTAATTTTTCAGTTATCGGCACCGCTCGGTTTTTCTTGCCTTTAGTTTTCACGTAGATGATCTGACCGGCGCGGATTTGGTTGCCCTTCAAGCCTTCGGCTTCACTCCATCGTGCGCCAGTTGCCAGGCAGATTTTCACAATGGTCGTTAGGTCTTTGGAGCGGCTGTTCTCACATTCGCCGAGGAGGGTTCTAATTTCCTCAATAGTGAGATACGCCATCTCCGATTCACTGATTTTAAACTCGCGCACGTTTTCTAACGGGTTCGGTGCGGTCCATTCATCTAACCGGCGTAGTTCGTTAAACATCGCCCTGAAATACGCCAGCTCTAAATTAACCGTGCGCGGCGTAACAGTCTTCACTCAGCTTGAGCGGGTGATCTTCCCGCTTAAACGCTGCTCGCGATATGACGCAAAAATTTTCGCGTTAAACTCAGTTGCGAGTGGGTTTCCCATCGCCTCGCAGGCGAACGCCATTGTGGTTCGCCGCTTCTCACCATCCGCTAACGTAATGCCATGCGTGTTGAACCACAGTTCAACCAGCTCAATCACCCGCCGCTTATCTGCTTTCTCTCCCAGCCAGGGCTTATCTTGAGCCTGTTCTTTTACGAACCTCTCATAGGATTGTGCTTCGCCCTTCGTCGCAAACTGGCGGCGAATCCTTTTGCCGTCACGGCCGTTTGGGAAAACCTGTGCCTGCCATTTTCCGTTGGGTAATTTGTTTATCGCCATTCCATGCCTTAAAGGTATTCGGTTCGGGTGATCACTTTGCCTAAAACTACGATGTCACTTGATTGGCATTCAAATGACGATTTCCCATTCTCGACACGTATTCTTCCACCGGGAAAACGTACCAGCTCTCGGATGCTGACTAACTTATCAATTTCGATAAGCCACAGCCCATCGACGATCTCGCCTTCATAGGTATCAACCAAATAAGTGCTTCTATCTGCGTTGATCACAAACGGGGCATTCAAGCCTTCGGGTAGTGATGCTTTATCCAGAATGAAATCATCCATGACCTCTAAAACCCCATTTGAGATTTTTTTGTGTCTCGCAATCACAACACGGGATTCCTCTACTTCCATAAAGCGTGCACCTTTACCTGTAGTAAGCCAGGTAAGTGATGCTCCCGTTTCCACATGGCAGATGATCACCCAGTCAGCTGGGAAGGTATCGCGGGCAGAACGGTTGGCTAGCGTGCTTTGCGAAACGCCCAAATGGGTGCATAGCGCCTGACGGCTGCTGAATCCGTACGCTTCAACTAAGCGAAGAATCGCGTCTTTACCGCCCCGGTTACTTTCTACCGCTTCACGAACTACTTTCGCATTATGGCGATTTGTGTTTTCTTTCGTTGGCATATCCGATTTGTGATCCTATTCTTCGGTCTGTGATGAGATGAATAGCGTTTAATAGTGAGATCTAATACTTAAACCGAGGAATACTGCATCATGACCCGTAAACTTTCAATGCGCCCATCAATCAATCTCGTGATTTCGGAACCGTACATTATTGTCGAAGAGTTCTGCCGTCGCACAGGTTACAAGGAGGGCACCGTTCGCCAGATGTACCGCGAGAACCGTTTGCCCATCAGGAAGAAAGAGGGCTTAAACGGCCTTATCGAAATCAACATGGTTGCTCTCATTATCGAAGCCGCTGCTGGCTGCGAAATCACAATGCAGGCTTGATGCATCCATATTGGGATAATGTGAGGTATTAAGCATGTTTGATTTCAGTGTCTCCACACATAGCCATTTTGATGAAGCGTGCCGCGCGTTTTCCGCGAAACACAACATCATCCAGCTGGTTAAAAAGGCGGGGCTTAATCCGCAAACCATTCGAAACAAGCTAAACCCGGATCAGGTCCATCAGCTTACCGTTCGTGAAATGCTAATCCTGACCGACCTAACGGAAGACTCAACGCTGGTTGATGGCGCATTGGCTCAACTGCAATGCCTGCCATGCGTGCCGGTAAACGAAATCGCTCAGGAGAACTTACCGGCTTATGTCCTCAAAGCTACCGCCGAAGTCGGGCAATTAGCCGCGGGTGTTGTGAGTCAGAAGAAATTTACCTCGGCCTGTAGGCGTGGATTTGTGCAGAACGTTAATGCCGGCATTCGCTGCCTGACTTTAGCTGCGATAGCCACTGCGAGCGTGCATGTCTACGCTGCATGAATTCGCATGATCCAAAAAGGATCACATCTCTCTCGGCCCGCCTGTTCTGGCGGGCTTTTGCTTATGTCGTGCAGTGCATGAAAACCACTGCGCAAAGCGGGCAGGCGTGGCGGGGGTACGAGCGCGCGCGATTGTGTTTGTCTGAGTATTTATCATAAGTCTGGTTTAGCAGCGGTTAAGAACTAAACTGTGGTTAAAGTGTCAACCAAGGTGTAAACTAGCCATTATGAAAGTGAAAAATGAATACTTTAGAAATTGGGAGAGATCGTATGAGTGAACGCATGGCTAATGCGCCCGTTTACTTTGCACTCGCGCAAATAAAATTTACGCCAATTGCCGCGATGGCAAAGTATGTCCCTGATATACAAGATTATCTGCGTACAAAGGGATTCCCTGAGTTCGAGTCACATACATCGAACCAGTTGATGTTTGAGCAAAGTGCGCCAAATGAGCCGCTCAAACCATCATTCCAGGAGTTTACGCAGTGGCATTTTATTAGCGAAGAAAGAGACACTAACATTATGCTGGGTAATGATCACATTACCTTACAGACCACAAATTATGATACTCACGAGCCATTCCTTGAGCATTTGCTGACAGCCCTAGAGTGTGTCCGAAGCATCGCTAAACCAGCTTATGCTACCAGAATAGGCATCAGATATTTTGATGCAGTTATGCCTCAGGCTGGTGAAGGGTTGAATGATTATTTTGTTGAGCAGTTGAAGTCAGTTGAGCTTGGCCTGAAACCGCAATTTTCTAACGAAGAGTTAGTTTATAACACTTCTGTCGGCCCAGCGGTTTCAGAAGGTACTCTTATCACTCGGATTAGAAAATTTGATGGCCAAATTGGTTTTCCACCAGATGTGATTCCATTTGGATTGACCATTCAGCCAAAGTTTGCTGAGTTTGCATCTGGATGGCATGCCGTTATCGATACAGACCATTTTGTTGATGGCAAAATCGATATTGATACTGAAGTTATCAAAAAACAATTCTTGAGCATGCATGCCGTAATTAAGACGTCATTTGTTAAAATGGTCTCACAACATGCTCTTAAATGTTGGAGTTAAATAAGGGGGGATTATGACCACACATGTTCATGCCTTACCGACTTTTGGAAATCAAAGGCTATATAATTTTTCGAATTTTAATGGAAAGCAGACTTCATCAAAGCAAGGATTATCAGTCAGTAAACCACTTATCTCGGGTATTTTTGTCACAATGTTACTCGGGAGCGGAACTGGTGCGGCTTATGATATGCATAACATTGATGAATGGTTTTCATACGTTAAAGATAAAGCTCCTGCGATAGGTGAGCTGCCGGTTAGTGCTAGTTTTGACGCTCAAATTGAAGCTACACCAGACCTAAGAAGTCCTGAAGAACATCTGGCGAATGTGCGAAATATTATTGCCTTGCCTATGTCTGAGCTTGCGAAAGAGTTGAATGTGACTCGACAGGCTTTATACAAATGGCTGTCTTCAGAGTCCCAACCTGACAGTTTAGAGAAAATTGAGCATATCAAGCGTTTGAGTGCGGTAGCTGATCTATTGAGAGAAAATCAGTTGTCAAATGGCAAATCATTAGTGAAGATGAAGGTTTTCAGCGGTGCCAGCTTGTTGGATGTGCTTAAAACATCACCTGATTGGGAAGAGAAAGCTCAAACTCTTGTTAATGAGGCCGTAGCTATGAAGGAAACTGCTAAAAACTCAGGTATGCTGAATAGTAAGGCTCAATCAAGCACCGACTGGCTGTCTGGGGAATCTATTTCCGGTGCGATTGTTCGCGACAATTTAGGATAGAAGAATGACGGATGCTCATCCGATTTGGTTGCAAGGGCACGTACTAACGGACGCAGATTCAACCGAGCTAGGTTATCGAAAAGAAGACGACCACCTAACAAAGGTGGTCGTTATTTCACACGACTGTGATATACAAAGTCCTTCCGATGCCAGTATTGAGATCATCGTTGGAAAGTTAGTTAAATCTAACAGTCAATTTACCAATGCTAAGCACCCTCGTATAATTCATCTGCGCTATGAAAACCAGAATGGCACTGAGTTAAATGCTATTGAATTGAAGCATGTGAATAGAAGTATCGTAAAAAAAGATGATTTCAAAGTTCACAACCCATGCGATAACTACCCTATTGATAGCGATGAGAAACGTGCTCTTAAGCAATGGCTTGCTGCTAAGTATGGGCGCCCTGCATTTCCTGACGAGTTTGAAAAGCGTATTAGAGCTTTTGATGATCGCAAGAAAAAAATCCGCTTTGAAAATGAAGTCGCTGAAATTCTTCGAGTGCATTCTGAGCATCTCCTAGGACTTTATTTTGATTTAGGTGAAAACCGATTTATAGACTTACCTGAGCAAGAGCCTTACGAGCTATCAATTTATGCAGTTTTTGATAGTGAAAAAGGTTGGACTGATGCAGAGCAGGATACAAGGGAGCTTTGCCAGAAATTACGTGAACGCTTTGAATTTTATTATGGAACACCTGATCGCGCACAGATGATTTCGTTAGAAAACTGTGAGGCAATTTCCGATAGTGAATTTACACTGTCTCAAATAAGAAAGATGGACCATTGGCGAGTTGAGTATATTAGCCTTGAGGATGATTTCTCGGGTGATTTTATTGGGGCAGCACATTAATGCCAACATTTCGTTGGCATTTATTCTAAGTTCAATTATTACTATTGTTTAGTGTATATGGTTCGAAATTGATAATATCATCTTCAATCCAGTTGTTTATCTCTCTTAGCCTTTTCTGTAGTGGAAGAAGTTCATTACGTACAAATACATTAGCTGCCTTCTCCACATCCCCAAACCCCCCAACATTATTAGGCATGATCCCCATCATCTGCGGCGGCACGCGGTGCGCGGCCATCATGTCGTCACGGCTCACGTTCTTAATATTCAGAAACTCATCCTTAGCTGCCACCTCAGACAGCGGAATGATCTGAATCCCGTCTTTCTTCCTATTCGGTGAATACATAAACAGGTTGCGGAAGTTGCCCGGCCCTTTGGCACTTTTCATTGCCTGACCAGCCGCAGGCGCACCGCGCAGCTGGCGGCCATGGCGGCCGGAACGGCGGAGGCGAAGCCGCTGCACCCGCTGAGCCTGCCCGCGCAGAGCTACCGGCAGGACGCGCCGCGCCAGCAGTCCGCAGCGAATAACGCGCCCGTGAGCATTCATGCGCCGATCACCATCGTGCAGCAGCCAGGACAGAGCGCGCAGGATGTGGTCGACGAAGTGATGCGCAGGCTGGAGGCGAAAGAGCGGCAGGCGCAGTCCCGCGCCCGCAGCAGCTACCGAGACCGTGGGGGATTTGAATCATGATGATGACGCTGGGCCTGTTTGTTTTCATGCTCAAGACAGTGCCGTATCAGGAGCTGCAGCTTCAGCGCAGCTGGCGCTTCCCGTCGAACAGCCGCGTGGGCGTGCGTCCCGCCCTGCAGTTCCTCGGCCCGGACAACGACACGATCACCCTGTCGGGCGTGCTGCTGCCGGAAATCACCGGCGGCAGGCTGTCGCTGTTCGCACTGGTGCAGATTGCCGAGCTGGGCCGCGCGTGGCCGCTGATTGAGGGCAGCGGCACGATTTACGGCATGTTCGTGATCGAGAGCCTGAGCCAGACCAAAGCGGAGTTCTTCAGCAACGGCGTGTGCCGGCGCATTGAGTTCACGCTGACGCTGAAGCGCACCGACGAATCGCTGGGTGAAATGTTCGGCAGCCTCAGCGATCAGCTGTCGGCCATGCAGGGCGCGGCCACCAACTCCGCCGGTAAAGTCGGCGCGGCAGTGGGCGGGCTGTTCTCATGATGGCGGGCAGCTGGATTAACGGCCAGGCAAACGCGCCCGCTTTTCGCCTGACGCTTGCCGGGGCTGATGTTACGCAGAAGATAGAGCAGCGGCTTATCAGCCTGACGCTGACCGATAACCGCGGCTTTGAGGCGGACCAGCTGGACATTGAGCTGGACGACGCGGACGGGCAGCTGATGATGCCGCGCCGGGGCGTTGAGCTGTCGCTGGCGCTGGGCTGGAAAGGGGAGGCGCTTTTCCCGAAAGGTACTTACACCGTGGACGAAATCGAGCACAGCGGCACGCCGGACCGGCTGACCGCGACGCCTACACCGGCGTGATCGCAAGCTGGCTGCACACCCGCGAGCCGGAGAAGAAGCCTGAAACCACGGTGAAGCGCAAGCGCCGCAGGCCCGCCGCGCAGAAGAAGGAGCCGGAGGCGAAGCAGGGCGACTATCTGATCGGTACGGATTAGAACGTGCTGGTACTGAGCCGCACCTATGCAAACCGGGCCAACGCCGAACGCGCTGCCAAAATGCGGTGGGAGCGGCTACAGCGCGGGGTGGCGACGTTCTCAATTCAGCTGGCGCGTGGCCGTGCGGATCTCTACACGGAAATGCCAGTGAAGGTGAGCGGGTTTAAACAACCGATTGATGCGGGAGAATGGATTATCACGACTCTTACGCACAGCCTGAGCGCGGAGAGTGGCTACACGACCAGCATTGAACTTGAAGTGAAAATAGATTCACTTGAAATGGAATAGTACTATCTCAAAATGGTTAAATTGAGTAATATTTATCTCAATTGGGTTTTGGAGACGACATCATGATGAATTGCCCTTTGTGCGGAAATGCCGCACATACCCGCAGCAGCTTTCAGGTATCAGCTACAACTAAAGAACGATATAACCAGTGTCAGAACATCAATTGCAGCTGTACGTTTAAATCACATGAGACGATGTCAGAGATCATCATAAAGCTCGGTAGCGTTAAACCTGTGCCACCGCATCCGGGAAGAAATCAGCAGCAACCATTGTGGTTATGATGCTACCATTCATTTAAAAGGCCGTGCTTGGCACGGTCTATATATATAGGATTTTTTAGGAGTTTTTAGACAGCAGTGGTTAATTGATTTCCTATTAAATATTAAATCACCATCGTTCCTAAAACGTTTTCAAATATATTTAAATCATAAATGCGACATTGGAGGTTAATTCAAATGAGTTACATCTGGGTTCATAAGGAAAAAGTACGTAAAAAAACCATAGAAAGCTTTAAAATTCCCTTTGGAAAGTTAACAAAAGAACAATTAGCGCTTATAGCCTTCCGAAAAGATCATGAAAGTGGTAAAGCTACTGAGGTATATCTTTTATGGCACTCAGTAGTTACAGCAATCTCATTTGCATTTTTCATTGGACTATTCAGTTTGGGTAATTCCTATCGAGAGTCTTGCTTGCTATTAATAGCATCAATATTTTTTGCAGTTTCACTAACCATGAATTCATCTTTTTGCATTTTTTATCAATTGAGCAATAGATTGACATCTGGTGATGGAAACCTTTTATTCAAAATTCATTTGGTTAGGAAATTTGAAATTGTCAGAACTACTGCCATGGTATCTCCGCTTATAGGTACTATATTCCTGATTCTGTACTATTCGGTATTGGCCTTAATTATTTGCTTGATTGCCTTTGGTATAACGGCTTTTATTATCAATAAAACATTAAGTACATACGTACTTGAGATAGACAATAAAATTCATGAGGAAAGGTTAGAAGCTATAGAAAAAGACGACTTCGAAAAGCAAGACCTCTTAGATAGGTTATACGGTAAGTAA